GAGACGGTGCACGATGATTTCCCAATGCAATCCCCATGCCAATGCCTTCGTCACACGTGTGCAGCGCATCAAAACGCGGAGATACAAAGACATAACGCAATATGTGTGTTATTATATAAACAGTTAAGGAGATGACTTCATCACTTAACAACATCCAAACAAGGAGATCACAACATGTCGTCACCAAACACATGTGACATCGAAACCCTATGCACAGATCCATGTGCTGAGATCGAGATCGACGCGCTGTATCATGAGTATCGTGAAGATGAACTTGATGAAGCGTTCGTGCGAACGTTCATGCGTGCTGAAGGAGTGCGTTACGATGCGCAGTACAATAGCTAATTGGCTGCGTGCTGCTGCGTATCAATTAGATCCGCCTAAAGTGTGCAGCGATGATCATGCGCTTGCTATGGTGTGCGTATGTGCGTGGAATAATGTGCCTAATCCAACACCTACAATGCTTGAGTGGGTGAACAATCATGCTGATGTAGGCATGAAGGGATGGCACCGTGTTGCTCATGCAGTGTTACAACATCTGGAGCAGGAGAAGTAACATGACTATGTCTCGTAGATTGTACTATGCACTCGCAAAGTACAATGATCTGATCAGTCAGGCTGAGGATATCATCACTGAAGTGTACAACGATATGTGGGATGATGCGTACAGCGTTGAGGGATTACAGAGCACAGTTGATGCATTGTATCACGATACGCAGATGCTCAATGCACTTACGCCAAGCCTACCGGATGTACCTCCTGTAGATCCATGTCCAACGGAGTAGTTCTATTCCCAACCCTGCGCATATCAACACCATCCACACGCATCGAGCGACATGCAAATCACTGGTGCGTGTGGACTGCGCATAACCCAGATTACACACTCGGTACGATGATGCTGTTGTATGACAATGGCCGTTGCGAGCGTGTAACTCTGCGTGAAGGTGAAGCTGACGACGTGTTCGTTGTCTATGAAGGAGGTAAGTGATGGAAGATTTAACAATTAAAAGTGTTGGCAGCGACAATGCACGCATCACAATATACGAGGGCCACTATCCGCTGACGATCATTCTTCAGGATACCTTGGGAGACAATGTGCAGCCCGAAGGTGCCGCAGCCATCGTTGCTCTGCGTGACTGGCTCACTGCATACATCGAAGAGAAGGGGCTGTGATGAAGCAACCAGAACTGTATTTACCAAGTGGTGTGCGCATTGCAGATAATGATGATCGTGTGTATGTATCAACACCGATCGACGGCACGACAATCAGCATCGGTGAAGCTATTCAGTTGTATGAATGGCTGATGCTTTATATCACGAGGAACGAAGAATGACAGAAGCGCAATTCAACGCATTACTCACACTCATGCGTGCATACTACGCAAATCCTGACAACGCCGTGTTGATCGGCAATGCAGAGCGTGATGCTCGTAAGGTGCTGGTGACACAGACGAAGCAGCGCTTGCCTAAGTATCTAACCGACAAGGAGTGACCAACATGGCTGGATATGGTGACAAGTTACGCAAGCTGCGTGATCTTGAGGGTTACGATAGCCCGACAGTATTTCTCGAACAGTGTTGTACTGACAGCATTGTTCCCGGCATATGCATGAACGATCACTGCGACGCAACATACGAGTACGAACCTGACCAAGATCGTGGATGGTGCGATGAATGCGGCACTAACACCGTCAAGTCAGCACTGATCCTTGCAGGAATGATCTAATGCAGGCACGCCACTTCAACGAACTCGCAAAGCAGTTGAACTATGTATATAGCAACGAGCTTGGCGGTGACAGCAACAGACATGACGGCTTCAACCGTGCAGTAAACGCTGTTGTGCGAACATGTAAGCAGTTCAACTCATCGTTCTCTGCTGAGCGCTTTCGTGCTGTTGTATATACTCCACCAAAGGTCTAGTCATGCCAGTAGCTAACCGCAAAGTAGACGTCTTCAAAGTCCTCGACATGCAAGGCGGGGACAAAGATAAATGCTGGCTGTTCAAAGGTGTACTGAATGGCAAGGGACTCCCTTACTTCCAGTACTCCGAACACGGCGTAGGCATGAAGCGGTTAGCTTACCGCATTACATATGAACTACTGCATGGCGTGTCGCTCACTAGTGATCAACTTCTGTTGCACCAGTGCGACACGCCTGCATGTTGTAACCCACATCATACGCGCATCGGTACGCATAAAGAGAACATGCAAGACATGCGTAAGCGTCAACGTCATGGCGCACTGTCACATCATATGGTCATTAACATACGTAGGCTCGCGGATGCACCACGCTCAATGTCACCTGACGAACTGAGTGAATTGTACGGCGTTGCACCGCAGACAATACGTGATGTGATTAATCGTGTAACTTATCGTGATGTAGTAGCAACCGAAGAACCAAAACAGGAGTGATGTAACATGGAAGGACCTTTCACCGAAGCTGACGCCCTAGCCGCTTGGAAAGAATCTGTGGCTCAACACCCTCGCGGCACGACAGAAAGCGCTGACGAATGGCTTGCCATCCTCAACGCCGCCTACCGCTCCGCAGCGTCCCGTCCTGACGGGTGGGTGGCGTGTCCGAAGGAGCCTGGAGCGGCGCAGATCAGAAAGTGTTCTTCTGCGTGGTCAGCGGCCGACGCCATCGGCGTCTACCGCGCCATGCTCGCCGCCTCTCCCTACGCAATCAAGGAGGGCTGAGGGATGACCAACATTAGTCACTTACGCGAAGATTACGCAGACTTGGCGGAAATCTCAAAGCGAGAGCGCGCCGAACTCACCACCCTCCGCGCCCAAGTCGAGACGCTGACGCGAGAGCGGGATGAGCTTGAGCGCCACCGTAAACAAGGATGCATTTGGCTTACCGCCGAACGCGAAAAGGTCCGGCGATTGGTGGAGTGCGTGCGGAAAATTGCCAACCGCGTCTATGCAGCTTCAGAAATCGCAGACTGGTCAGCCACTGTCGCTTACACTTTTGACACCCTGCTTACCGTCTCCGACATCACCGCCCCGACTGATGAGGTGAAGTAATGCCACAAGCAACTGATGAATTACGCGCTCGCTGGGATATCGAGGATGGTCCCGTGTGGGCGTACTTGAAAGCCAAAGGATTTGCCGAGGATCGTTTCGTTATCTTGCGTCCTTCGCTTGAGCATGAACTGACCGACGCGGAAACGAGCGCCATCAGCTTTCTAATCCAAGAATGGGATTGGGATTATGACCACAATCGCGTCGCCACAACCCCCGAGGTGAAGCCATGACTGTGAGAGAGCTTGTTGACGACATTTTGCATTGGCGACGTTTGCCAGACGTGATCCTTCGCGAAGGAGAGCCCAGCGTCCGCAACAGAGCCGACGCCCTAGACGCCCAGATCACCGCAGACAGGGCGGAGATTGTGCGGTTGCGGGAGCGCATCAGTGAACTTGAAAGTGAGCGAAGCTGGAGCAAAGACATATCTACATATGGAGGATAGTGATGACTGAACAAGACAAAACAAAGCGTTACTTGGGTGACGGTGTATATGCATCGTTCGACGGTTACCAAGTGTGGCTAGAAACATCTGTGCAGTATGAAGATGGATCTAAGATCGCACTAGAGCCTGATGTGTTCAATGCACTGCGTAACTACGTCGAGCGCATACCAGATATGCTGACAAGGATCAAGCAATCTGCGTAACAACGCGCACACATCAAGACAAAACGCAACAACTGTGCTATTATATGTATAGTGCAGTTACATCTGACAAGGAGTGAGTGACATGAGTTTAGAATTAGCTGTTGGTGTGAAGGTTGTGTTACGCAATGGTGAGATTGACGAAGTAGTGCGCCGCAGTGAATACGATGATGACGCATATCCGTGGATCATGAAGAGCGATCGATCGCTGACTGAAGAAGGTCTGTATTACTCGACCTCAGAGGAAAGCGATTACGATGCGATCTCCGTAGTAAGCGTCACGGAACACACGTACGATGCAGATCTTTCATCCCTAGGTGAAGGAATCAGCACACCTGAACAGCAACTTGAGCAGCTACTCAAGATCATGCCTGCTGATGTGATCGTGATGGAAGCGTTCAAGGTACTTGTGCAACGTAGTCGTGCGCACATGGAGACGTATGATGAATTGAGTGGCCGCGTTGTGTTCACACTCGAAGCTAACTTCAATCTCAATCACGGCGACGCATCGATCGATTGGGGCATCGGCTCGTACAGTCGTGCGCTTACTGGACAATCGTTCAACGCAATCTTGGACAAGTACATCGATGATGAACTGTTCAAGAAAGCGCAGTCTCCTCTCTGTCTCCCTCGCGCATAGGTGATACATGATTAACATTACTATCGAGCATGACATTCCGTCGCCTCCGTCAGACAGAGAGATAGTGTTTGAGTCAATGCGCTTCATGTGTGTCGGCGACAGCTTCAAGATTAACGGCAGTTGGCAAGACTACATTAGGCAGTGTGCTAATGAACTGTGCTACACGATTGAGATACGCACAGTTGAGCCTGGCACTGTACGTGTATGGAGGGTGGGGTAATGGCTATTCGCCACATTAAACGATATGTCACGACCAATGGACAATCGTTCGATACGCTTGAGCGCGCACTGTTCACTGAACGATGCGACAATCTATATGCATTGCGGCCGCCGTCAACAGAGATTACAAACTTTGACTGGCTAGTGAAGAATGCAGAGGCAGTCATTGCTGCGCTAACTGTGGAGATCAAGGATGAATAACAACAACGACTTCGCCGCTAAGGTCACCGATGTAATCGCTAAGATCGGTCACACCAACGGCACGCGCTTCAACAAGCCTAACGATCCGTATGATCTTGCAGTGATCGAGTACGTTGCCGCAAAGGCGATCAGTAAAGCTGCTGACATGCGGCTCGAAGCTGCGGAGTCTGCAATGAAACTTGCATTCGCCAGCACAATCGCTACGGTTGACGAAGGTGAGACTGCAACTGTGCATTCATCGCAGTTCAGTACGCTGCAGTTGCAATACACCAACGGCTCTTCGTCTCTTGACAAAGCTAAGCTAACTGCTACACTGGTCAAGCGTGGTATCCCACTGGAGGAAGTAGAAAAGATTATCGCTCAGTCATCTAAGCCACGCGCTGGATCTAAGCGGTTTACCGGATCGTTTACTGTACCGCAATAGCTGTTCACCTCAGCAGTTGCAGCAGTAAACGATTAGCTCTCTACAGCGTTCCTCCTGCGCCGGACTGGCTTGACGACATGCGAGGTAGAGCAACGCATGTCGCACATTGAGTGGCTGATGGAATAGGTAGACATGGCGAACTTAAAATTCGCTGCGCAAGCGTACAGGTTCGAGTCCTGTGCCACTCACCATCTAATTCGTATGCCGATGTAGCATAGTGGCTAATGCAGTCGCCTTGTAAGCGTCAGACCAGTGTTCAATTCACTGCATCGGCACCAACCTTTGGATCATTGCATGGGCGAAGTAGTCAACATCAAATCCATTCCATCTAAGTCATCGACACTCAAGTATCGTGGCTTCGTTGTCACGATTACATACGTAGTGTCATCACAAGAATGGGAGTGGGAGTTTACACAGACTGTCAACATTGTGCATAAGGATCGTGCATCTACGTTAGATCGTGCGAGTAAAGCTGCACAGAAGCATATCGATAAACTGCTATGACTGATACACCAACACACTACCGCAGCATAGACGAACTTCCTCTTGCTGCAATCGATCTGCATCTTGCGCAGTTACGCGAACGTCGTGCGATGCTACGGGTCCGCCACACGCAATCGACTCGTGCACGTAATGTTTTATCCGATGAAAAGATGCGTGACAAGATTGCACACGAGATGCAGAAGCTACAGAAACACATTGCCAAGATGCAGAAGGATGACGACAAAGCAATCGCTATGGTAACTGCAATACGTGTGTTGTGCATGCAAGCAGGTTCACCAACGGTTGAGTCGATGCCACAGATAGAGGATGCCGCAGATGGGGATGAAGAAGAATCCTTGTAGAGACTTCCAGAGGTATGATACAGTGGAATTCTAGCACATAGAAGGAAGCTATACATGCCCTGGCTAACAATTGGTCCCTATAACAGCTATGAAACGTTTGTGGACGACGAGGATGTCGAACTCTGTAAATCCCGGCACTGGTTTTTCGACAGGTACGTAAGAGCCAGAAAGGGTGGCGCAACTCTGCCAGACGGTACACGTGAGCCATCTAAGTCGTGGGTACTGCACCGCGAAATCATGAAACCTGAAGCTGATATGTCAGTCGACCACATAGATGGCAATCCGCTTAATAACAGCCGCAGTAATTTACGATGCTGTACACAGGCTGACAACAATAAAAATGTGAATGGCTACTGCATTCACGATCGCAGCAAAGATCGTCCTAATTCACCGCTCCCATTTCAAGCGGTTCTAACACACAACTATAAGCGAGTCTATTTAGGTAGATTTGCTACAGAAGAAGAGGCGCTAATTGCTGTGAACGCAAAGAAGCTAGAGTTGCGTGGGGAGTTTGCACGTCTGCAAAGCAACAAGTTAATGGAGTCAAGCGATGAAGAGGCGTAACAGACGCTGGTCAATCACTGAGACATGCTACGGCTTTCCAACACGGCAAAGCAGCACGATGCAGTTGATCAGCAGTGACTTGCATCCTACGCATCGCACTGCATCTGAGGCTATCGCGTTCCTACGCAGTCGTGGCTGCTGCGTCACTGACTACTACGAGAAGTGGCTTGCACACAACTTGACAGGTGACGCCGGCATTCGTCTGCCGCATCGCAAGCCATCAGCAAGCATGTTTATCACATTCACAGTAAGGATCTATGATGAAAGCACGTGAGATCAGAGAGCTTCTACACAACGTCGTAGATCCTCGACTCGGTAAGGTGCTTGTTGCACTTGCGGAGGAACAGAGTATCCAGAAGCAGCAGATCGCGCAGCTTGCCATGCTACTCGATACAGTAGCTAACGCACTGATGACGCAGACTGCTGCATTCGGTAACATTCAAACTGGTCTCGATCTTGCCATTGGTATCACAAAGAAGAACCAAGAGATCCGCGACGCATACAGTGACAGTGGCCGCGTGTCGAGTGAGGACATTGGTGATGCAACTGACTAATCCCTTCCCCTACACACATGTCAGTGCTCGTCTTGCTACAGCAGATGATGCACATCTAGAGGCGTGGGATTACACAAAGCTCACAGCCTGCAACACCTGTCCTACATGGGGAGGTATTAGATATCGAGAGCACAAGCACATGCCGGGTGGCGGGCGTGCGATGGCGCTCGAAGCTGGCAAGGCATGTCATGAAGCGTATGCGGCATTGCGGCTGTGGCAACTTGACCATGTTCAAGGTGAGACGCTAATTGCTGCACGCCGTGGCTGCGAGGTGTTTGGTCGCGCGCGGTACAATGAAATGCTTACCACGTGGAGCAGCACCAACACTGCTGAGCACAACGCAACTGTCTTCGCACTCAAAGCATTCGAGACATCTGGCTTCTACGATGATCCGTATGATAACCGTCGCACGTATGCCAACATCGAGTTATCGCTGATCCATTACATCAATCGATGGGACATGGAACGCTACCCTGTGTGGGTTAGTGCAGACGGCAATCATGTAGGCGTAGAAATTCCTGTCAACATCGTCCTCGAATACAAGGATGCAGACAACAATGTCCTGTTGGCATTACGCTATAGTGGCCGCATGGACGGGATGCATACTGACGGCCCTGGTGGTGAGTTGGTTGTACACGAGAACAAGACAGCAGGACGACTAGACAACGCATGGCGTGAGAGCTTTACTACATCGCACCAACCAACAGGTTACATGTTCGGTGGACAGTTGTTCAGTGGTCAACCTGTATCGCAAGGAGTGATCATTGGTATGCAGATCCCGCTACCACGTATGCATACTGATGGTGTAGTGTACGAACCTGTGTTCCGTGAGAGCAATCACTTCGCCAAGTGGATGCAGTGGGTGTATCACACAGTGACCATGATGCGTCGCTTCGATGGTAACCTGCTCGATCTACCCATGTACACACACTCATGTAATCGCTATTTCAGACCGTGCAGCATGATCCCGTACTGCTATGGTGATGATGATGAAAAGCGTCATACACTAGAGCAGATGGAAGTGCTGGAATGGTCGCCCTTGCATGAAGATGGCGGACTTGAGTAACCGTGTGGTACTTAGTTGCCATGATTGTAATCATGATTTTCCTTGGCTGGTGTAATCGAAAGGATCTGTGATGACGTTAGAAGATGCTATCACAACACTGTTCGCATGGCTAATGGTTGCCAGCTTTATCGCAACAGTTGTCGCAATTCCGGTACTATTGTGGAGGTATGTATTCGCATGAGTGACGAACCAGAACTAAAGCTTCAGCTACTCAAACGTGACGTCACCGCACCATCCGCAGCAATCAATCGCATGACGATGTTGATCTGGGGACGCAGTGGCTGTGGTAAAACCGAGCTCGCTGCAACTGCTCCTGGTAAGATCCTGTGGGTACTATTCGATGACGGTGGCACCAACGCACTTGCTAATCGTCCTGATGGAGAAACTAAGATCAAGGTCGTTGACTTCTCTGCTGATCCAGCATCCGTTGTAGACAACTTTCGTGACGGTGGAATAGCTGAGCGCCAAATTGACAAGATGTTATCTGAAGATCCTGGCATCAACACAGTTGTGTTTGACAGCGTGACGCAGTTCTCAACTCTTGCACTTGTCGACGCAGTTAACTCAGGTAAGCATGGCAAGAACATCACACTTGAACAGCCAGGGCAGTCTGCGTACACAGCGCGCAACAGTCGTCTCGTGCAGATGACACGTGTGATGTCTCGTGTAACTGCTAAGCACAAGTGTCACATGATCTACATTTGTCATGAGAAGGATGTGTCTGATGACGATGGCAAAGTGTCCTCAATCACACTCATGCTGTCTGGCGGCGTCATCGATCCCTTTGCCCTCAACATCAGTGAGATCTGGCACATGGCTGACACGTACGGTAAACGCATTGTAACAGTGCGTCCGCATGGCGTGCGTTCACCGATGCGTACACGTATGTTCGATACCAAGAAAGGTGTCAGCTTTCAGTGGAACTACGATCCCGAAACCGACAACGGCATTAAGATTAGCGATCTGTACGAACAATGGTGTGCAAATCACCACTCGAAGATCGCTCTACCAACGTAGGACTACATATAGTATGTCCTCGTATATGCGCACTGTATATGGTGGCTTGCAGTGGCCGCATATCTATGATACCTTCAGCCCCTTGTTGCAACAAACAGTGAGACCATTACATGTCCGACATGCCAAGTGTTTATGAGTTCAGTGAAAACATTGCAGATGCGGAAGCTCCTGCACCTCTCCCGCCCGGTGACTACATCGGTGTGATCAAGGAAGTCGAAGCCAAGGATAGCTCCAAGGGCAATCGCTACGCCTCTGTCAGCTTCCACATTTCCCCTGACCAGTACCCGGTTGACTTCACTGACGGTCCCCCGGACGGCATTACGCTGGCCTACAATCGTGTTGTCCTGAAAGACGACGCTCGTAGCCGCTTCGCCATCCGTCGCTTCTGTGAGGCTATCGACGCCCCCATGGGCAAGGCTATTGACCTTCTCTCGTGGATCGGCCAGGAAGCCAAGCTCACCGTGAAGCACTCAGAATATGAAGGTGTGAAGCGCGCGGAGATTGACCGCGTTACCAAGTCCTGATATATAGATGTCAGGCATGAAGAAGCCAACCAAGACGACCACTACTACTTCAACACAACCGGAGACCAAACCTATGACCGAAGTTACCAAGCCGAAGCGTACCGTTACTCGTGCCCCGCAGGGTCCGAAGGAAGCCCTTGCCGTCTATCGCGTTGTTGACGCCGACGGCAATCCCGTCACGGGCGTGAAGGTCACGTTCGATTACCTCGGCTTCGACGGCAAGTCGGCGCTCGATGCTCTTGACAAGGCGGCTGGCGCGGCTTCCTACACCAAGAAGGAAATCCCTGCGCAGCGTCGTGCGGCTCCGAAGGCGTAACCTAGTGTAACGTACACCGTACACAAAGTTACGCTTAGACGGCGGCACCATTCGCTACAGTGGTGCCGCCGTTGTCGTATCTGCATCATGGAGTATTTCATGCCGCGCACTCAACGCAGACTCTTGAAGCGCCTAGACCGCCAGTGGAACCCACCAGCAACATTGCCAGTCAAGACGCCTACTCTATTGCCACGAGTGTACGGACGTGATAGTACTACAGATGACAGTCACATGGTCAAGATCAGACTGACTGAACCAGAACGCACTGCAATCACTAGCGAAGCCGACCAACTTGGTTTATCATTCTCAGCGTTTGTTAGGTGGAGTGCATTAGCTATGGCTCATGCATTGCACAGAGAGCGAGAAGGACATGACGATGACAATCTCAATCCAGGAAGTTGAACGCGCTCGTAAGATTGCTATGCGCGAGATCAAGGATCAGTCAATCTTACAGCGCATCAATGATCTGTGGCTCAAGTCGTACAAGACAGAGTGGTTCAGCAATGCTGAGGCTGCTTTTATCGACGCAATCTCTAAGGGAGTTTACAGTAATGCTGTTGGAGCAAATGGATGAAACACAGGCTGAGGCAGTCAACCTTAGTCTCGACTTGAGCAAGCGTCTTATCGGTGTAACAGGTCCTGCTGGCACTGGTAAGACAACTCTCATGCAAGCAGCGATCGATGAGCTAAAGGCCAAGGGTTACTCCGTTGGCCTTTGTGCTTTTATGGGCAAAGGTGCTCGGCGCATCACTCAGGCGACGGGCCATGAAGCTCTTACCATCCACAAGATGTTGGAGTTTACTTCTCCTGGTGATCCTGATCCTAAAACAGGTAAGCCAAGCGGTCGATCGTTCCCGACACGCGACAGACAACGGCCACTTGACTTCGATGTCGTGTTCGTCGATGAAGCGCAAACCGTGAACCAAGAGTTGTTCCGTGATCTGTATGCTGCGATGAAGCCAGGATCTGCATTGCGTGCATACGGCGATCTTAATCAGCTTCCACCTATCGAAGAAGACAAGCGACAAGCTGCATTGCCGTCAGAGTTTGCACGCATCCTCGACAAGTTTCCATCTGTGCGACTTGAGAAGATCTATCGTCAGGGTGACGGCTCTACAATCGTGACTAACGGTGTTCGTATCCTCAAAGGCTTCACGCCAACGCAGTCACATGAGTTCACGATCAAGGTTACTGAACAACCTGTCAATGCGATGATCGACTACTGGGACGCATGTGATGCAGATGGCATTGACTTCGCGTCACTTGACAATCAGATCATCACACCGATGAATAAATCATGGATCGGTACATCACAGTTGAATGCTACGTTGCAGACGCATCGCTGGCAAGGACTTGATGTAGACTTCCGTGACATTCCTCGTGACACATGGGTCAAGGAGCCGCTGCAGCTGACAGTTGGTGACAAGGTAATCTTCACGAAGAACAACTACGATATCCTTGATGACCAAGGTGGCAAAGGAGTATTCAATGGAGAAGTCGGACATGTCAAAGAGTTTGGCGACTTCGATGAAATCATGGTGGACATGGGTGACCGCGTCCTTATCGTCCCACCTTTGCAAGAAATCGTATTCCCGGATGGAAGCGTACGCACTATCGATCCTCGTAAGTCAGTGTATCTGGCTTATGCACTTACTACACACAAGGTCCAAGGATCTCAGTACGATCACGTCGTGTATATCATGAACAAGTCAGTGCAAGCTATGCTCTATCGCAGCAACTTCTACACTGGTATTAGTCGTGCGATGAAGCGTGTGCATGTCATCACTGATATGAAGTCAATCAGCCGTGCTGTTGCAAATACACAGCCGTACTTTGGGAAGTAGGATCATGACAAACCGACCACTACAAGACAACGATCTGTTCATCGAAGGACGCTACGCAGGTGATCCAGTGATAGAGGTTGCGCGCAAAGATCCTGCTTACATCGAGCAGCTTATTCGTGAAGGCCGCAACAGTTTCAGCAACAATGTTATGTATGCTATCAGCGAAGAAGGTATCACTGCACAGAGGACACTTGTATGAAAGCAATCTTCCTTAACGGTCCTCCTGGTTCCGGCAAAGACACAGCAGGACGCATCTTGCAGCAACGCTTCAGTCACGCACCACACAAGGTTGTGTTACACAAGTTCGCTGATCCGCTGAAGAAGGCAGTTCATGCACTCTTCGATCTACCTGCTGAAGATGGTCCTGATACAATCGATCGCAAAGGGCTGAAGGATACAGAGATCGATGCAACACTGTTTCCAGGTCTGACATATCGCAAAGCTTACATCGACATGTCAGAGACGTTCGTGAAACAAGTGTATCGTCCTGACTTCTTTGGTCACATCGCGTGCAACTCTATCCTCAAGAAGAACTGGGGGAACATACATGTCTTCACCGATTGCGGTTTTGCTGAAGAGCTTGTTCCCATCATGGAGGCTCTCGACCGTCGAAACTGTCTGCTCATTACTCTATCACGCCCTGGTCATAGTTACGTGGGGGATAGTCGTAGTGATATTAGCGCTCCATGCAAAACTGTCTTGATCAACAACTGTTACGAACAAGACATGTTCTATGCGCAGATCGAACGAGCAGTTGAGGACTGGTTACGTATAGAGAGAGCGTGACATGACACCTGACAGACTTCGAGAGTTTCGTGCAAAGTATAACTTGAGTCAACCTGACTTAGCTGTTATACTTAAGCGTAGTCAAGGTTGGGTAGAGAATGTCGAGAGACCAAATCTACGCAACTACGCGAAGATGACGTTTGTAGTAGAGCTTGCACTGCGATACTACGAAGCGTTTCCTGAAAAGATCGGAGAGGCACTAGCAGATGAACGAGCTAGTAGAAAACGAGTCACCTACAAACGGCCAACTACTGGCACAAGAGCTTGCTAAACGCGCACGCACTGCATCACTGCAACTGCATTGTGGCGGTCACGGCAACTTCAATACAGAGATTGCGATCGTTGCAGAGAGTCCTGGTGAAACAGAGTGTAACAACAAGATACCGCTATCTGGTAACACAGGTAAGGTATTGTTCGAGGCATTGCGCCGCATCGGTGTAGGTCGTACCGATGTGTATGTAACCAACACCATCAAGCGTCGCGTAGTCGGTGACAACATCAACACAAATGAAGAGGCGCACTATGCAGAACTCTTACGATGGGAACTTGGTTGTCTTCCCAGACTTAAATACGTCCTTGTTCTTGGAAACGCTGCGCTCAAGGCCCTCACTGGTCACACTGGTATCGAGAAGTGGCGCGGCACCGTTACCGAAGTCAACGGAGTGTACTATTGTTGTACCTACAATCCTGCAATCGTGTTTCACAAGCCGCACCTTGCAACCATCCTCGCCTTGGACATCGCTAAACTCGCAATGGTGCGGCGGGGAGAGTATGCATCTTGCAATATTGTACCGCACTTCGATCCATCACCTGAAGAGGCTATTAAGTGGATTGACCGACTACAAGATACTCCTGAGACTCCTGTAGCAGTAGACATCGAGTTCAGAGGTAACTATGAAACCGACTGTATCGGACTCACCAACTCCGTCGACGAAGGTATGTGCATCAACTTCCTTGACCACGCTAATGACCGCTACTCACATGAAGAAGAGCGCGCTGTACGACTTCGCTTGCAGAAACTCTTCGCCGACAAGCGGATCAAGTTCATCGGACAAAACTGCAACTTCGATGCCTACTGGCTCTGGTACAAAGACCGACTGAAGATCCACAGCTTCTATCACGATACGCTACTTGCGCATCACACACTGTACCCCATCTTGCCACACAACCTCGGCTTTCTCGTTGCGCAGTACACAACACATCCGTACTACAAAGACGAGATCATGTTGTGGAAAGATGGCCAAGATGTGTCAACACGTTGGATCTACAATGTCAAGGATGTGTGTCTGACGCTGCGCATCTCGCAAGCAACGCATCGTGAGTTAGTGCAACGCAAACTTGACGAGTTCTTCTACACTCATGTGATGCGTATACAACCTCATCTGACTGCTGCAACAGTACACGGTGTACTCGTTGACACAGAGATGAAGTCGCGCCTGCATACAGAAGTCAGTAACGATGTCGAGCGTTTGCTAAGTGAGTTCTATCAAGCTGCGCGTGTTGCGACTAGCGAAGGTGGCGACTACTCACCTAACCCTAACTCTGCACCACAGATGAAGAAACTCTTCTTCGACAAGATGCGAGTTAGTGGCGTCGGCACCAAAGTTGACAAGACAAACATGGATCACATCTTACAATCGATCCGTACAACCGACGAACAGAAACAAGTTGTCAAAGCTCTGCGTGCATATCGTAAAGAGCGCAAGTTTCTGTCAACATATGTAGAGATGGAGATCGACAATGACAACAGATGTCGTACCGAGTACAAACAGTTCGGCACCATCACCGCTCCAGGCCGTCTTAGCTCAACTGGTGTCATGTGGGGTACTGGTACAAACCTGCAAAACCAGCCGCCACGCGCAAGACCTATGTTCATCGCTGACCCTGGATACGTGTTTGTGTACTTCGACTTGTCGCAGGCAGAAGCCAGAGTCGTTGCCTATATTGCGGATATTCCTAAGTGGAAAGAGCAATTCGAGCGGGCGCGCCTTACTGGTGACTATGACTGTCATCGCGCCCTCGCTGCTGAAATGTGGCACCTTGACTACGAAAGTGTCCCTAAGAAAGATGTGGATCAAGATGGCAACTTTACGCAAAGGTACATCGCCAAGCGTTGCCGACACGGATTGAACTATCGTATGGCACCGAATAGACTTGCTGAAGTTACAGGTCTGTCAGTGCAAGAAGCGGAGAAAGCGTATGTACTCTATCATCGCACGTCGCCAGAGGTTAAGCGTTGGTGGAAGCGAACAGAAGAAGAGTACACCACCAATCGCGTACTCTACAACGCCTTCGGACGTCCACTCCCCTTGCTCGGTCGATTGGACCCATACAACGAAGGCCAACTTGAGTCCATTGTCGCCTTCTACCCTCAATCCACAATTGGAGACAAGGTTGCTAAGGTTATTGCACAGTCACACGAAGACGACAAATGGCCGTCGCACTCACGCATCTTGCTAAATGTGCATGATGCGCTAATCGCACTGTGCCGTGAAGACAAAGCAATGCGTGCGCTGCAAGTCATGAAGCGTTACGCAGAAGAGCCGCTGTATATCCGTGGTGATAAGTTAATCATCCCTGCGGATTGCAAGATCAGCGTGCCTGATGAACGCGGTGTGCATCATTGGGACGAGAAGATGAAACCTGTAACAGTGGAGATCTAGATGACAAGAGGCAACAACACAGGTATCGACGGAAAGGACATCGATGCTTACGCTCAGCACGTACATCGCTACGCAGTGTATCCTGGTGTCGGCACAGGTAGTGCAGGCGAACTTGCATATTTGGCACTTGGCTTGTCTGGCGAGGCGGGCGAGGTTGCGGAGAAAATCAAGAAGTTCATCAGAGACGGTGAACTTGATCCTGTTGCCGTAGTCAAGGAACTCGGTGATGTGTTCTGGTATCTCACGCAGTTATGTCAAGCCATGGGCACTGCACCAAGTGATGTACTTATTGGCAACGCAAAGAAGCTCGCAGATCGTGAGTTACGCGGTAAACTGAAAGGTTCAGGTGATGACAGATAACAATCTCACAGGTGTTACATCTGCTGAAGATATCGAAGAGGTAATTGCGTACACGAAAGGCAAGCTCGCTGAAGCTGGCTGGGATCCACGCAATCGTCCGCTTGCAGAGATCTTCGGTGTTGCAGTGAACTACGGATGCCAAACTGCTGGCAATGCTGCACTAATGAAGCTGCGAGAGCTTGGTGTAGACAACAGTGTTCTGCAACAGGTAATCGATGCGATTGGTGCGCGGATGCCACAGGTGCCGATCCCGCAAGAGATCCAGATGGCACAGGCTGAACTGTTCATGTCTGCAATCACCGAAGACTTTCGTGCGACAGGATATGGAGAGACACTACAATGAACGCAGATCTTGAAGTTGAGCCAGCAATTGCTCTAGAAGCACTTGGCTGGACACCGGACAAAGCGCATTACGCTGAGCTATTTACTCTCGGCATGATGCGAGGCGCTGAAGTGCTAGTCGGCATTCTCGTCGCCATGATTGTTGACGGTCGGCCAACGATCATCGGTGAAGAGCAAGCACGCACAGATGCACATGACATCACAATGACTGCACTGAAACGCTTTAGTTCCGTGCTGCCAGAAGATGTTGGCATTATGTCTGAGAAGTTACGACAAACACTCTTGTTTATCGAGGTGATGCAACGTGGAACAGGTGACGACGGAGCTACTGATAACGCAGCCTCGACCGCATCGAGTGCTAATTGAAACCTATCACAATCGCATGTATGCATCGTACAAACGTGGACCGCATTTGTTAGCGATCCACGTTTGCCGTGTTGTATCGTTCGTCGATCGACGCGAGATCAAACGCTTCTGGTTTTACTGAGCAAAATCGTCAAGTGTCGCTTGTCTGTTCAACTTCTTGAACTCAATCGGTACACCATACCGTTGCGACACTTGACTCTCAGCTTGCAGGATCTGATTTAACACCTGTCGCTGCACAAGTTGTATTTTCTGCACATATTCATTGCGCACACGAGCACGCGCTTCAGGGTCAAGTGACGGCCGCACACTTGCACTCTCCATTTCACTCTGTAACTTCTTCAAGCTGGCTAATGGGCCAAGTGGCGTAGACAACACCTTGTAAGTCTGTGCCATTGCTTGATATGCAGGAACAAGTCGCGGATCTGCGATGCCTTTAGGCACATCTGTGAACGCAGCCTGCGCTTTATTACCGATAGTCGGCAACTCCCCTTGGTTATTCGACGCAAACATTGTCATGTTCTCTTTGATCGCAGACAATGTGCCGCTCAACTGCTTACCTTCTGCATTCTGCGTAGACATGCGTGTGCCGTAGCCCAACAATGGCGACAGCATGCCAGTACGCGACTGCTCATTCAGTGCAACAGAGCCAGCATTGGCAAAACTGTCGCTGATCGGCTTACCATTCGTCAAACCACGATGCAATTCCTGTATTCCAGCCATCGTTGTCTGTGCAATCACACCAAACTGCGCACTCAACATCGCTTGAATGTTTGCATCGTACAACTTGCGCTCAAGATACGTCGCATTTGCAGGTAACGGTGCAGTCAAGCCCTTCTCACCTGTCATATTTGAGTCAGCGAGCGGCTTAAACATGTCCTGCGGTTCATCGAGTCGTACGGATCGACCACTCAGCGCAGCGACAGCACCAACAATTGGCGGCACTCCTGGCACAATGTTACCCATGACAGCAGATTTCATGTCTTGCGCTGCTGCACTGTCGTCATTTGTCAGATCAGTGATGTAGCTGTAGATTGCATCAACGAAACTGTCACCAATTCCGCTCTCTGCATTAGCTGCATGACTAAACAGCGGTGCCATGACATGCAACATCATGCTGTACGGAATACGCTGCAACGGATCTACAGGCACCAGCACTGCTTGCGTAGGATCTTCCCCCGGCATATAGATAGGCGCACGACTTGACCTCTGTCCTGGCGACAACTGGAACAATAGATGATCCATTGCTTCAGGGCCAGCGTAGTACGCAGCAGTCAGCGTAGCCAACGCCGGCACCATGCCACCCATGACATACCCTGAGATCGTGCGCAATGGCTGATCGCGTGACATCTTAGCCATCTGCCCCAGTGCTTGCAGCGTCACGTTGCCATACGGCATTGCTTCACGCACACCAGCGATCAACTTGTTAGTCGAGTCACCACGCTTACGGAAGTCACCTGTCAACTCCGCAGTAGCCTTAATCAGCGCATTCAGTTCCGGCTTCGTCATGCCATCTTTGAGGTTCATCGCAAAGAACGACAGCCGCTGTGCAGAGTTGAACGCTTCATGTAATGCCGTGTACGCATTGTACATCTTGATCGCAGGAGTCTTCAGTGCTCCGTTCTTCACAGCAGGCGCAAGTTGGTTCATTGCAGACTGCACCATCAGCAACTGTGCATCTTTGTCAAATCGTCCTGCGCCAGACAGCCCCGCTTCACGGAACATGCCTAACACACCATTCGTGTAACCCTCTGCACCGCGTCGAGCAAGATCAACTGGATCTAACCCAACAGCTTTCACCATATCTGCTAGTAAGCCATCTGCCATGTATGACTTTTCAAGTGCATTTGCAGCAGCACGCGACATGTCTCCAGCAATGCCATACACCAGCCCACGTGCGCCATGGATATAGCCACTAATTCCGTCATTGATTGGTGCGCCAAAGAAAGAGTGTTTAAACTGTTTGGGAGCCATTGTGCCAGCAACACCTGCATCATACATGAATGACGTAAGTGCTTGCAGCGGCGCGAGTAAACCTGTCGTGCCAGTAGACATGATTTTACGCTGTGCATTCATCAGTGGAAGCACGATCTTAGGCGTAAACAGCATGGCTGAATGGATAGCTGCATCATCTACGCGATAGTGCATCTCGTGCCCATCACGACGCACTGTGACAGTGTTATCGCTCGGTGCTTTCTCTTTCGTAAACAGCGTCTTGTAGATGTTGTCTTTGTCAACTTTCACTGTCTCTTCAACAGCACGGATCACGTCATCACGGATCTTGTTGACTTCGACATATCGCACAGAGCGCGCAATATACTGTTCCATCGCTGTAACAGGATCAATGATCTTCTCACCGACAGCACGACCTTCACGCTCAAACAGCGATGCAAGTTTCTGTCCACCAGCATCGTTGAGCGGATCACCAGAGAATATCTCAGCAGCGCGCTTAGAGATCGACGATGGATCAGTCAGCTTAATCTCTGTCGCTTTGTCAGCTTGCATACGAGGAATATAGCTCGGCTGCGTCATGCGCAACTCGTTGTATTTCTCGGCACTAATAGAGCCGCGCTCACGATGCCAATCAAGCATTGCGTTCATCATGCTCTTCTGCCGATCGTGCAACGCGAGTGCAACAGGGTCTGTACGCATAGCTGCAACCTGTAACTTCAGGTCATCCATCGTACCCATGTCAGGCGAAATCTTGCCCAACGCGCGCGCTTCAAGTTCATCAGCAGCAAGCGCACCACGTGTGTAACGAGCTAATGCATCAGGTGCATCACGTTGTGCAGCTTCGACAGAGTTTGCAAACGTACGAAACGCAGGCATTTCAATCGCACTATCAGGCAACTTACCTGTGTCAAGCACAAACATAGCACGCTCTTGCGCACCAAGTGGCGATCCAACACGTGAGATTTCATCTGCAATCGTCTGCGCAGCAATCTTGTCATTTAGCCCAAGCGTCTTATCGACAATCTCCTGCACACGCATGTTTCCATCGAGCAAGCCAGCCTTCACTTTGACTGCATCACTCGTGTATTGCACAGGTGTATTGTGACCAAGTGCGCTCGACGCCTCATACAACGCATCAAGTGCAGGCTTTGCTTTCATCGCGCGCCACGCAACTAGCCCACCAGCAGTTACAGCCGCAGCAGTCGCAAACTTGCCCCAGTTGTCAGTGAACATGCCCACAAGATCGACATCATCTTGTGCCTTACGTCGCTCAGCTTCACCAGTGAAAGGGGTTACAGCTGGTTCGCTTACCTCCGTTAGACCAGCATACGGATCTGCAACAGCTTTAGCAGCTTCAGCCGCACCAGCTTGTGTTGCAGTTTGCGCACTGTTTGCAGGCAACTCTACAAGCGATGCGTACGGATCAGCATTTGCATCGTTCATCAATGCATCTGCACCAGCCGCAGCACCGCCAGCGAGTGTGACGACAGCACCTTTACCAGCAGCGCTATTTGGCGTTCCTGTAACCACATCAGCAGTCTTAGTCAGCGCACCAGGGACCTTGCCCAATCCCTTCACAATCGCAGAAGGGTTCAGCAACATCTGTCCTGCAACTTCAGCAGCAATGTCCTGTGGTGTTGTCGCAGTACCGAGACCAAGTTGTCGATCAACAAAGTGCTGCGCAGTATCAGAGAACTCGTCTACAGGTTTGACAAACGGTGTATCAGGCAACGCAGCATTCCATTGCGTACCTTCCTTCATCATGCCTTTATCAGCCGCAATAGCCGTACCTGCATCAACTAGCTTAGTGATGTCATTCGGTGCAGTAATGATTGCAGATGGCAACGTGATAGGCGACGCAATTGCACCAGCAGCAACACGCTTGCCTGTTTCCGCATAATCACCAAGTGTCGGTCCGCCAACAGCAGACATAGCAGCACGCTGATCTGGCGACAGGCGATTTTCTGCATCGATAAACGGCTGCTTGATCTTAGCCAAGTAATCAGCGAGCATGCCCATGTGCTACTTCTCCGTTACTTTGCCAAACTGATCAATGATCATCATCTTGCCGTTACCCTGTGCAACGTATGATCCGTTAGGCTGCTGCACGAATGCGTTCTTGCGAATAGGCGGCAAACCAGCAGCAGTGCGAGTTGCGTTGATTTGATCAATTGCAGCAGACGCTTTCGGCGACATAGGAATTGCAGGTGCGCTGCCACCAGATGCAGGAGGTTGCACATTAGCGCCAGCATACGTTTGCGGTGCGGCAGGGCCTTTGTTGGTAATCACAACAGGATTACCGTTGTTGTCTACAGCAGTCGTTTGAATAGTCACATTGTTCGTGCCACCACCTTTTGCCGCAGCAGCAATACGTGCAGCTTCAAGTCGCACAGGTGTTCCGTCAACAGCACGAATACCTGTCTGCGCTTCAAGCTCATCAGGCTTAACATCAAGATTGCTGTTTGCAAAGCTCGCCGCACCAGCACCAGCATCCTTGAACGCTGTGCCACGCTGCATCTGCTCACGGTTCGTCTGCACACGATTAAGCCCAGCTAATGCGCCAGGAGTCAGCATACGCCGGCCGACATCAGTTGTTCCAGGTGCAAAGCCTTCCTTCGTATTCGACTGATCGAAGTCAAGCGCAGCTTTGTCCATCATTGCCTGTTGCGCACGCTGCTGCATCAACATCTGCAACTGATTTGTCTCGCCAATCTGCTGCGTGTAGTCAGCCGCGCGCTGTTGGCGCATCTTCGTGAGATACGGCAACGTCGCACCGACAAACCCTCGTGTCGCGTCATCCTGTCCAGGTGCAACCATCGCCTGTGTAGTAACTTGCTCAAGCGCATCAGGATCTAACATACGTGGATCAAGACGCTGCAACATGCTTGTCGGCTGTGCCATCGTTGTTACTCCCAACCTTGCCCAGACTCATACTTCCAATCAGCACCTGAGCCTTTTGGAGTAACTTTAGGCTGTGCTTCACGTGATGCCAAGAAGTCTTGCAGCATTGAACTAAGGCCGTTCGCCGCAGCACCGAACTGAAACGGCTGTTGGCGCAACGGTGTCTGCCCTTGCACACCGCGCATAGCCTGTGATGCCGCAACAGGGCTCACACCACCGATATCAGGTGTACCAATAGTTGGCACAGCACCTTGCGGACCTTCACGACGTGTTAGCCCCGCAGCAGTAGACAACGCAGATGCATTCATTGCATTACGAATGTTTGCACCTTGACCAAGGCCAGCCAGTTTACCACGAGCAATCGTAGACCGCGCACCGCTGTTACCAACACCGCGCAGCAACTCTAACAGCGGACCAGCATTACTCGCCGCAGGACTACGCAGCATCTGCGTGCCTACAGCTTTCATTGCCTCTTTGCCATCTTGCAGATTTGCTAACGTATCTTGTCCAGCAATGTAATCATCGCTCGGTCGATAACCTGTACGCAGATCCTGATAGAACTTATTCGCATCTGCACGACCTGTCTCAAAGTCTTTCTCGTTCGCAGATGCAACACGCTCATTACGCTGCGCACCAGTCGTCAGCGCACGTTCCGTATTAGCATCACTCATGCCTTTACGGATGGTTCCACCAGCACTCAGCGACTCGCGCACCTGGTTAGTTGCAGGGTCGTAGTACGACAGTCCATCAACTGTGTTACGACCTGCAAGAGCCTTAAACCCTGCCTCATTCTGTGCACGCAATTGCGCTTCATACTGTCGCTGCTGCATCAGTGCCTGCAACGAAGCAGCTTGCGACTGCGCATTACTGCCCATGATGCCACCGATCATGGACACGCCAGCAGGGATCAGCGATAAATACGACATTAGAAAGTCCCCTGTGAGTCTAGCCCACGCTTGTCTTTCTTGTTAGCAGATGTAGCACCATCTTCACCGCCGCCAGCAAGCACTGACTGCGGATTGATCAGGTTCACACCACTCGTGCCCTTAGCCTGCGGACCTTGCGCAATGCCGCCAGCAACCAGCGCTTCACCGAAGTCAAACGGATCGACAGCGGACACCGTGCCTTTAATGCGTCCACCAAGTCCGCCACTGAACTCATTGAAGTAGTCGTTCAACTGCTTTTCATACGTAGCAGGTGTAAAAACCTTCGTGTAGTCAGCAGTGTTGGCAGCATCACGCGCACTTGCACCGATCTTGTTGATCCGCTCGCGCCCTTCGTTCAGCACAGAGCTACCAAGTTCTTGATACGTCGCGCGACCAGCTTCACGCTGTTGATTTAGTGCAGCGAGTGCCTTCTCGTAGCCAGGGCCAACCAGTGTGCCACGCTTCTTGCTATTCTCAAGCTGCGTTGCGTACTGCGCATACTTCTCATTCAGCACTTCATCAATATACGGATCATCAAGTGTGTCACCGATACGAGAAGTTGCAGTTGAGTCGTTGTAATACTTCTCAAGGTCCATCAATGAACCGCGACGCTGCTTTGTCAGATCCGTATCAATTGCATTTTGTGCAAGCTTCTTCGGATCTAGCCCAGCAAGGCCCTTAGAGATCTGATCTGCATCATCGTCGCCAAGAGCATTGTACTGCTCATCAAGCTGCTGTTGCAACTTCGTTTTAATCGGCACAAATGATGGGTTTGAACTCGGTAATCCGCTGTTACTCAACAGATCATCAAGCTGCGCTAATGCGGTCGTGCGAGACGTAGCCTTATTCTTGCGAGCAGTCTCTAAAGCTTTCGTCTTATTCGAGTCAGCTTCAAGCTTTGCCGCAGCCGCAGCTTTGTCTTCGCGCTCTTGCCGCATACGCTCGATCTCAAGCGAATTATCCGGCGGTGCAGACGGAGCCCCTCCACCCATGATTACAACTCCTTACCAAACTGTCTGTATTTGAGTGTGTAGCCGCGTGTTCGTAGCAGTCGATGTACCGACGCGCAACGGTCCATCTCTGTCACACTGATGATCGCCTGTTTGCACCAAGCATCTTCAGCGGCCCACTGTTCAAACGCAGTGAGTAACTTATCAAACGTACCAACAGATCGATATTCAGGCAGCACATATAGCGCGCGATCGATTGCTATGCTGTTGATGTTGATAAAGTTGTAAATCCTGTAACCAAAGATCAGTCCAACGACTTTGTTACCTTCAACAGCAACAAAGCCACAAACGTCTCTCACACCTTCGTCAACCTCTGTGCCATGTAACAACACACGCGAGTCATCAAACTCTTCATTCGCATACTTCGTTGTAGCGTGCGCATATTTGCATAACTCTAACGCAGATTGCTCATCAGTTGACTTACGAAAAGGCCGAATTATCACGTCTGCGACGTTCCTCTCTAGCGGCGGATACCGCATTTTACTCACGGCGTAATTATTGTCAAGGGGCATTCGTCTATACCTTATGGTCTAGGGTCACTTAGTGGTCCCTAATAGTTCCGTCTTCTTGTCACTGCCACGCGACGAGCCGTAGTAATAAGCTACAACACTAATCCATGCAGTGTTTAAACTGCCTAACATGTACGTCAGGACCTGCTCATTTGCAGAAGGCAATGCACGAAGACACATGTATGCGACAATACCGAAGAAGCCGAACGTAATCATCAAGCCAAGTGTCGCAGGAACCCAATCACGTAGCGTTTTCTCACGATCACGCGCATTGGCAATATCGGCATAGACTAACTTAGTTCGATCAATGCCTGCTTGCTCCATCGCAACGATAAAATCATTCTCTACTTTTTTCAGCATCGCAATATCAGCAGGCGACATTGCAGCAATCTTAGCGCCAACGGTAGCTACGTCTCCGCCAGGAAGCACATTGTCGATCAATGCCTGTGCAGCAAGTCCTGCAAACGGTCCACCAAGTGCCGCAGCTAATCCAGGTGCTGCACCTCGTATGATATCACCAGCAGCTTTGCCAAGATCATCTAGGAAGCTCATTTCATCTCCAACTCAGCAGCTTCAAGATACATTGTATCGCTATACCAATACGGCATGACGATCGCATTGTTGATGCGCCAGAAGTTGTACGGATTACCAAGTTCTACCAATACCATTGCTTTAGCCATTGCAATGCGCACCTCTACAGTGTCGGGCGGCAGCGCATCGTCAGGACCAATTTTAAATCCTAAAATGCGGCTCATTGTGTTTGCAACTACCCGCGCATATGCTGCAACATCGTTTCCATCTGCTGCGGGAGCGTACACCTCCTTAATTTTGCGGATAGTGTTAAGTCCTCGCCGACGCTTTTTTCGGCAGTCTCGGATCATCGCGCGGATCCCCCAAACAGGGGACTCAAAGCGACTATAGCTACCCATTTCGTCGTTTGGGTCAGGCGTCTGTCCGGTGTCTGGCGGAATTTCGCCGCGCCACGTATCGTTGTGCAACGGGCGCATGTTACCAGGATTGTTGTTTCTCCAGCCGCGCGGTAAATCGGTCATCTAACACCTACTTCAGAATGATATGAGGAAGGATCTCTTTGACAAAGAACACAAGTGCAGATGCAACTGTGCCAATGCCGATGCAGACTTTCACAAGAAACGACGCAATGCTGCGACCGAGGGTAAACTTAGTGATGATTTCATCAAGTTTACCATCTTGCACCTTGTGCGACTCAACTAGATCTGTAACGATCTTAGTCAAGTGCGCAAGATCCGCTTTTATTGTGGCAACTTCAGCCTCCTGACTCATTCGATCTCTCCCGCCGCAATAAACAGGTCATCGACTTCCTCTGTCGTCAACCCAAGAGCAGTCTTCAGCGCCTCAAACACAGGATCAGATCGAACGAACTCAATCGCCTCTGTCCACTTCAACTGCACTTCGCGTGACTGCGACTCCATTAGTGTTTCCACTGTGTCCAGCAGTCCAGCAGCGAGCAAAGCAGTCTTAGCCTGTCGCGGTGTTACCGTGTCAGGGATCACTTTGAGCGTGTAGTTGCGCTGCGGATCATGCAACGCAACCTTACCTTCGTTGATCAACCAACCTTGCTGCTCATCGCTCCACACAGCATTGATGGCAAGCAACGATGCACCATTGTAGAGCTTGTTCATTAGATGAGTCCTGCCATGTAAACAGAGGGGCCAGCAATAACACCGCGTGTACCTGCAACAGTGTTAGATCGACCATCTACAGCGCCGCCAGCAGTGACATTCTGGTTAATACGGTAACTGCCTTTGGTCGAAATCAGCGCAGGCACTTGTGTAGAACCTTGAGTGATCGCAACACCAAGGAACGACGACAGCATTACCTTGTACATCGCTTGACGAACGTTGACAGATGCATCAGCAAACAGGATATGCAAGAAGCTGTTGTTGATCAGTGCGGCAGACCAACGATACGGGCCAGTAGAGAATGCAGACGTGAGCACAACAACTAGCGATCCCTTGATCACACCGACAGCACTGATCGTAACTACTTGCATCACGCTATTTGTCGCGCCATCGTAGTTGCAACATGCGTACACGAAGCCCGCAGAGCCGATCGAGAACAGCCGTCCTGACATGTTGCCGCCTGTCGATCCAGCAGTTGTCAGTGCGAATGACACAGGGCCAATAAGCAAGCGACCAGAGCTATCGAATGTCATCAGCCACGCAAAGCTGCCTGCCGCAAGCTGCGTAACAACAGCAAATCCGCCATTCGGTGTACGATCGATTGCAGGAAGCTGTGCAGTTGTGCCATTAGCAGCAGCAATGTTGTACGTAGCAACAAGCGCAAGAGAAGACGACACAGTGTAGACTGTTGGCTGAGTCGATCCACTCGCAGCAGCCAGCAACGCAAAGTTACCGTTCGGCAATTCTACGATGCTGTTTGCATTGAACTGCGAACTAGCATTAAGCTGACTGCTTGTCGCGACAACAACTGTCGCAGCAGTAACTACTGTACCAGTGCTATTGAAGCGCGCGATCTTCTGTCCAGTTGTCGCAGCAGAACGATAATAGTGCCACACCCAATCGCCATTAGCACACGCAATCACTGCACCAGACGTAGGTGTTGCGCCAGCTTCAACAGTTACCTCACTGCCAACAATCACACCTGCACTTGAGTAGATGGTTGCAGACGCATTTAGTGACGTAACCTTCTGGTAACAGATGACGAAGTTACCGCCTGCAAGCACTGCGACGCCAAAGCTGCCAGCACCAAGCGATGAAGCTGCTGTAGCCACAGTTGTAGCAGCAAGGAACACGCTGCCATCAGCGTTATGGATCGCAAACTTGACAACGTTTGAGCCGTTGACCCACACAACCAGGATACGCCGACTCGCCAGCAACTGCACACTGCTAAACAGAATACCTGTATCAGATGTAACCGTCACAGGTGTAATGCTGTTTGCGCCACTTGTGCTACTGATCTGTAAAACTACTCCAGTCGTAGCAGTTGTGCCATTGCCGGAGTGTATGCGTGCGATCTGTCCTTGACCAATTGAGATCGGCGCCGAGCTGTCTTGCTGATAGTTGGTTGACGCCGCAGCAACAGCAGACGCAAGTAGCACAGATGCACCAGCAGTATTGTTGTTACTCAGCGCAGTGCCCCAATTGATATCAATCGGCAACACCGTAGCAGCTTCCGTAGCAACAACACCGTCGTTTACCTGAATTAACTGTTGTGAAGATGCAGCAAGCCCCCACACAGCGCCATCAGGGATCGTTGTGTTCATGCCAGTGTTAGGCAGATTAGTGTTGTTCGCGCCCGCAGGAGCAATCAACTGTGCGCGGTAATCCATAACCATGCTACTTGCTCCTTACGAGTACTGTGCCATGACAGCATAGACATGCACAGCGCAGTTTGTGCCACCGACTGCATTCACGAGACCTGCATAGATGCGATATCCAGCAGGCACAGGATGAAAGCGATCAAGGCGGTATTCCTGCGATGGAGCATTCGTGCTGATCATCGTGTTTACGTCCAGCTGCGGAATAGCGATATCGCCCAGATGAATGTTATTCGTCGCGGTCGTGTTAGCTGAACCATTGTTAGCCCACACGCGCACGATGTTGTCATTCGTCGTACCTGACGGAGCGCCACCAGCAGTGCTCGTGATCTTCGCACGAATGCTATCAAGCCACGCACCGTCAGTCGCACTAACTGTGTCGATCAGCGCCATTGCAGTACCAACCGCAGTAGTGCCATCCCACGCAGTTGTAGTCGCCATTGCAGTCGTCAGTCGCACACCCGGAGAGCCAAGATCCGGGACTTGAGGAAAAGGTGCAGCCCAAGTCTTAGCCATGTTACATTACTCCGCCAGCATTGCGATATTGATCAAACGTAAACGCGAGTCCCCAACGTGCGCCTGTCGTCGTGCCATCAGTTGTGACAGACAGCCCAGCGTTACCTACTTGTCCTGGCAACGCACCTTCAAACGCAGCAGCATCGACGTACTCTTTGGTCGTCAAGTCTTCAGGCGATACAGGTGTAATGCCTTTGACAATGCCTGTAAACGTCGCACCAGACAGCAGCGCATAGCCAGTCAACAACGTAGTGATCGTAGCAATCGCGTTGTCAACATACAGCTTGTTTGCAGCTTCATCATCCGTTGCAGGCGTATCGACATTCAGCGTTGCGCCAGTGAAGTCTTGCGTACCGCCCCATGTCAGCGAAGCACCGAAGTCAATCAGTACGTCCCAATATCCAGCAGCAAGATCATCCGCAAACACTGCGCCAGATGTATGAGCAATCGCACAGACTGCATACACAGAGCCTGTAGAGCCTTGCGCAAGCACGAAGTCGTTGACTAAGTACGCAGTCGATGGAGTCCAGTCACCACGATTAGCAGCGGCAGGGTTGAAGATGCGCCAGTATTCAGGGTTCGCAGTGCGCGCGTCAGCAAACGTGCCAGACGATGCAGATGTATGTGCAACGCGACTAACATAGATCTGTGCCGATGCACTATCTAGCGCCATGTCGTCAACAGCATACGCAGTGCTATTCGTCCAAATACCACGAAAGCCAGGCAACGACGTAAACAGCCCAATAGCTGCGTCGATAATGCGCATAGCTTGGTAGTACTGATCTTGCCACAGCGTGCTATCGAAAGCAGGAAGTGGCAGCAGCAGCTTAGGTGTATAAGTTGTCATTACACATCCAGTTCAGCGCCGACGACTTGAAACGACATGGCAGAGCACGTGCCGACAGAGATCGCAAAGCGGATCACATCAGTTGTGCTGCTGAAATACTCACGTTCGTACGGAGCCACAGTAGTCGCATCGGATGCACCACTCGGTGTAGATGGACCTGTGATCAGCGTATCGAACGTGCTGAAGTATTCACCAGTTAGCGTCGTCGCAGTCATGATCTTCGTCTCGTTGACAAAGATCTCAAACGTCGCTCCACCAGCAAACGTAGCTCGCCACATCAGTCGATGCTTTGCACACTTCGCTGCACCAACTGTATAGACAGTAGCGCTCGTAGTGGACGTGCTCTGTGCAAGTTTACCAAGTTTATCAGACATTTACGTCCCCATCGGGCTAGAGCTAAATGCAATCTGCCGTGCAAATGACACCTTTGGCTGAATAGCAGCAACATCAGCCTGCAACGCAGTGATCTCATTCTTCGCAGCCAAGAAGTTAGCGCGCAGATCACTCTTCATTGCTTGCACATTGTCAGCAGGTTTCGTTGCGTCAATCGAAGATGCCATAATTACCTCATCACCGTGCCGAGTTCATAGTGGAACTTGATTGTAACGAACTTTAGCTGCTTACTTGTCGTGCCAGACAGCCGCAACTTCATGATGTTGTACTTCGAGTTCCACACATACAAGCGTTCGTCTCGTGTAGGCCGTGCGTCACCGAACCACTGTGTTAGTGCATTGACACCAAAGCCACGATAGTCGCCACCGATAAATGCCATCTGTGCTGACGGCTGCATCTGCGCACTTGTGTCGCCATAGCCATCGAGCATTTCTAGTCCATCGTAGTAGTACGTCGCATCGAGGCTGTAGTTGTACACCAAGTTGTCAACAAACATCGCACAGGTGAACCTGCCCATACCAGTTGTGTCAAACCCAATACCACGTGCCATCTTGCTAGACGTACGCGACTTCATGTCTGCCCACGGAAACTCCCAGATGAACGGAATAGGCAATCCAACATTCGCACTGCTTGCAGGTGACAACCCTGTGCCATCTGTAAACATCGTGTCGTCAGAGAAGCCTTCGTACTCACCTGTGTAATCACCGTTGTACGGATTATCTGTGTTGCCATAGAAGTACAGCTTTGTTGTCGTCGCAAAGACAACACGTCCTTCACTCGTCCGGCAAGCAGCAACCCAATTCCAGTTACGGAAGTCGTGAAATGCGCTGATCTTCTGTGACTTGTTGTACGTATGCACAAAGCCACGAGTCTCAGTAGTGCTTGCTGCAACATCGTTGTTCGGCAAGAAGTGCATCACTTGACTATCACGACGATTGTACACAGAGAATATCCGTGTAGACAGCGTCGTGTTGCCGAGTGGATTAATCGTCTTCTGGAACGCAGGATCAACCAGTCGTGACACACGATCAGGCTGTATCTGTCCAGTGAACAACGCACGACTGATTGCAGCAATGCCGATGATATCAGCAAAGTGCATATCTTGTCCTAGTCCTGTAATCGTGCGATGACACACAGCACCATTTGCAGGAATTACGTCATTCACCTTTGGCACATGTGTTGCACCATCGTACAGACCAAGTGTGATCAGCACAATTGCATCACGTGTAGACACAACTAACTGATCACGGAACGATCCAAGACCGGTAATGATTGCATCGCCTTCATTGATGAATGAACCGAGTTCAAAGTTGATTGCATCATTCGGTGCAGGGTCACCAGCAAACGTGCCACTTGTAGCTTTGTTACTGATGTACAGTCGCGACACATTCGACGGATCACCAGCAATTACCATGTACTGATTATGTGTCGTGCAATACAGGCCGATCGGCGTATTGACGTTACTGACTGTCGCAAGATCTACTAGAAAGTCTGTTGTGTAGTCAGACTTCATCAGCAGCGGCTTGTTGACACCGTTACAGATGATCAACTCATTGTTGAACAGTGTGAACGACACAAACGTCGTAGCACCCCATGCAGTGCTCTGCACAGTTGATGTACCATCAGCCGCAGTGATCAGCACTTTGCCGTTCGTACCGACTGTTACAATGCGTCCATTGAAGTAGAAGCAGTCAACAATCGTGCCGCCGTTCAGTAGTGATGCACCAGACAGATCCTTCAGCAGCTTTGTGCCCCAACGGACCTGTATAGATCCGTCAAGCGAGCGCATTAGATTGATCTGTTTCTTCGCAAAGCGCGGCGCAAGATTTAGATCGCTGTCTGCAACATTCCATCCACCCCCAAATTCACGCAGAGTCGCAGCAACCGTTGGCCCTCCACGCGGCTGTTGCTTGATCGGTTTGGTGAATGCAGGACGTACCATTAGAGGTATAGATCCGGGTCCATGAATGTTCCAGGGATACTGCCAACACGTGTGTCGAGCGGAATAGGCTGATTGTCGTAAGAGTCAATCTCGCCTTGCAACTCACTCTCGTACGTATTGCGAAACTGTTCTGCCATTGCAGGATTGTTGCCGTCTTCGATGCAATACTTGTAGCACACACCGTTGATCAGCACGAATTCATCAATCGGCACTAACACGTCTACATCAGTGAAGATGTTGATCGGCGTAATGCGCGCTAACACATGCAGATTTACATCGCCAGACGGCACTGGAACAAGCTTGAACCAACGATAACCTGTTGGATCTTCGCCATATGCCAGCGGTGCAACGTAACCAGGAATACCTGTGAGCAGTGCGTTAGTTGAGATATTGCCAGGAAGCTGTGCCAACGGACGAGGATAGTCGTTGTAGAACACACTTCGTATATCACCAAAACTCTCAACACGTGCTGTGCGAGAGGGATTAATTAAGTCACTAGTTACAATGCCAGATGTCAAATCAACATTAACATCAAAGCGCTGCATAAGGTCTGGCCACCAGTATGCACGCGCAGCTTGACGATACACTTCTTGAAGTATCTCTAGAATACGATCTTCAGCGTAGATTTGCGTACCTGTGCCGACAACCTGCGTCAATCGACGAATAATGCGCGGCACAAGTGTTGCTGTAGTCTGATAGGGCATTCTAGATCCTCACAAGACGGTGCGTATGGGAGACCAGCATACGCACCGCTCCCTTGTTGCCTTAGCTGAAGTGCCGCAGACCGTGCAAGCCGACTGTGGAACTCTTGTCAAGCTCAAGCAACGCAGCGAATACGCGCGTGCCGTTAGTAGCAGTGCCAGGAAGCACCGTACCGCGCGTGTCACCAGTGGTCGCAGAGACAGTTGTAATGTCACGAGCGGCAAAGGTGAACGCTGTAGCAGTCGCGTTATCGATGAGTGAGCCAACCAGCAACTGCGCAGCGAACGGCAACCCGAGGATATCGGAGTTACCAATGCTGGCAACCGCTGTACCAGTAGCAACTGTGCCGGAGATGACGGATGCAGAGAACACCTGCATGAACGCCTTCTTGCCGAACACAGGTGTAGTACCAGAACCAGTAATACGCTCTGTCACCGGCTGGCGCAGATAGTCAACACCCTTGATTTCGATCACAGGTGTACCAGCACCAGACAGCACAAGCTGCAACGCACGACCGTACGGAGCAGCAGTAGGTGTGCCAATGGTGATCGGCGCAGTAGACGCAAGAGTCATCGGGCCAGTGGCGGCGATCGACGTAGCCGAAGCAATCAGCGTAGTGCTAATCGCAGTCGGGTTACCAAGCTCAACGCGAAACGCGCCAGCATTAGCAAGCCCAAGACCAGCAGCATCGTACGCCATGAAGGGCACAAAGCTACTCAGTCGATCAGGGAAGAATGTAGCAACACGATTTGCCATGTAAGTTACTCCTTATTCATCAGCAGCAAGGTCATCAAGCGTGACCTGCTTGCGAGAAGCCTGTTTGCGCTCAAGTGAGTCCTTGAGTGACACAGGCGTCTGATCTTCAATAGGTTCACCTGTCTCCATGTCAACCTTGCCAGTACGAACAGATCCATCGGCATTCAGCAAACCGAATGTCGCAAGACCGCCTTCGTTCTCAACAAAGATCGAATGGCCACGAGGAAAGTAAACCATGAAGCCGCCTTTGACTTCGACAGTTTCCTTCTTGAACCCTGTGATGCGTTTCACTTTGCGCCCTTCAATCTCTTCAACAGAGATCTCAGGCACAGTTTGTTCCATCATGCGCCTCGGCACACGATGAACTTCAAAGATCTGACGAACTGTAGCCATTAGCCGGTCGTCCCGTTGCGCACAACAGCGTGTGTGCGGAAGTTGCGCCAAGTGCAAAGCTGGCCCTGCCAAACAACGCGCTTGCCAATCGCATCGACGTTCCACGGAGCGACGAGATCTTTCGTCTTCATGTTAACGCCTTGCAGAATGTGCATACGCATGTACTTGCTATTGATGAAGTAGCAACGGTTCACACCGCAGTCTTCGTCATACAGCATGGTAGTGCCGCCGTGCGTAGTGCCCTTGAACCCAAGGTCGTACATCTGCTTGCCCTGCTTAGTCTCGGACAGCGGAATGACGATCTTCGCACGCACAGACTGGTTATACAGACGACGAATGTTACGACCCATCAGGATCAGATCCGGCGCTTCACCCTTCAGTGTAAGATCAAGCAACACGTCATCGAAGGCTTCTTCAATGTTCGTGCTGTCGAGGTTACCGCTGAACTGATACGCAGACGTACGCCACTGTGTTTCAGTAGCACGGCTGAGATTACCGAGTGTGCCGGTAGTCGGATCATCAGGGATGACGTTGCCCAAGCCATTCGGGTCAGTGCCAGAGCCAACAGCATACAGATAGCTGCTGAACTTTTCCTTGATCGACTCTTCAAGCGCATTCATCTTCGCAGTCAGCAGCTTAAAGATCATGGACTCGCCACGATTTTCGTCAGCTTCCTGATCGGAGAAGATCAACGAACCAGCAACACGCGACCAGCCATAACCAACGGTGTCGAACTCGTTAGTCTGCGCAACAGGCAGCGTGTCGTAATACTGGTACGACGCAATGTTGGGGTTACGGCCAAGAGTGATAGGATTAGTGATGTTAGCACCACCATCCTCAGTCTCAACTCGCTCATTCGCGAAAGCCCACGCCATAAAAGCGTTAGACTTGATAGAAGCCATGATCAGCTTCTTGCGCGACTTGTCAAGTGACGCAGCGATGATGGTATTTAGTGTACCACTCGCAGTGTATGCAGTGTTTGCAGCCATTTAAGCCTCGTTACAGTGTGTTACACAGACATACCATGCTCAAGCATAGCTGCACGAACAATCTGTTTCATGTCAGCTTCAGCCGATGGTGTGTTTGTGACAGGTTTCGATGACGCCGCAGCGCTTGATCCTACAGTACCACGACCATTAGGTAGCGGCGCTGATTGAGCCTGCGGGTTCGATGCTGTTGCACTGCTACGAGCCTGCATCTGTGGCCCTAGCGGTTGATTAATGTCTAGGCGGTTAATTGCAGCGTACTTCAATACAGCAGCATATGCAGTGTGCACAGTGAGATCAGGATTGTTCTGCATCAGTACGACAATTGCGTCTTCGTGATGCACAGCTTCAGGATTTTCATCGATGAAGTTGTTGTACTCTTGATCAACTTGTGCAGATGACTGCTGCTGATTTACATACTGCTGTCGATCAGACAAGATCGGTGCAATTGCTTGCTCAACCATTGCCTTGATTGCAGCAGGTGATACGCCTCCACCCGAAGTAATCGCAGTGATATCATGCCCTGCTTTAGCGGCTTCGTCAAGGATGTACTTGATGGTCCCTAATGGGTCCTTCTTGTACGCAGCAATAATGCGCTGACCTTCGAGCGCTTCATTTGCATTCAAACCAAGTTGTGTTGCAGCAGATGCAGCCTGTCGCCATGTGGCAATCTCTTGATCTTTCTGCGCAACCTGTGCCGCAAGTGTTTCAGCGCGTTGACGCTCTTCATTCGTCGCACGCATGCCACGCTGCATCGACTCGTAGTAACGACGCTCGCGGCCAGCAGTGGCAACTACGCGACCAGCGGCATCAACAAGATCGCCTTTTGCGTTACTTGTGACACGTCCCTGCGGCGCTTCAGTCGGACCGAGTTCAGCAGTTGTAGCCGTAGTAGCAGAGCTTGCATCTGTTGCAGCAGTCTGCGACGGGGCTTTAGCGACCTGTGCGGTTGCAACACTCGGCTCACCCCCGCCCGCAGCATCCGTGCCTGCACTCGTGTCATCAGTTGACGTATCGACAGATGTATCTTCTGTACCATCTGTCTTCGCAATGAACTTATCTAACAGCGCATCTTCATCCATGATTAGTCTCCACTAGTTGTTAAGCAGACTGCCCTTGCATAGCTTGCATAATGCTTTGGACAGCGGTTTCGATAGGAATGCCTTGCTCAATAGCACGCCCAAGTGCAACACGTGCAGCATCCGGTAGACCTTCTACAATCTGCGACACTTGTTGTAGTATAGCTGCCGCATCAGGTTGACCCTGTGATTGCTGCGGCGTGCCTGCGTCATCTGTCGGCGCGCCTTGTCCTGGTGCTCCACCGACTTTGTTCTGCATTTGCTGCTGCGCTTCTTTGCCAATGTTTTCCCAGTCCTCTTCAGTCAGGGTAATATCGGTGAACGCTTTCTCGAACAGCTTCAGCATCGCAGTAAGTACAGCAAGTGGTGCAGTGTTGACGAACTGTCCAAGGATCTTGCCGACTTCGATTGCTTCTTTCTTCTTGCCCTGCGATGTAGGCTTCTGTGTAGATCCACCGACAACACGCATTGCAAAGCGATACTTTAGTTCTTCAGCAGGTGGGTTCGGCCAGTTGAGTGTGCTGCTCTCTTTGCCAAGCAGTTGCGCAACCATGTCAACAGGCATGAAACGTGCGCACAGGAAGCCTACGTCTGCAAAGATGTCGCCAACGAAGTCTTCAATCGCGTCGATCTTTTCATCGATACGAAGGTTCGTTGTTGCACTGTAGTCTTCGATCGCCTTGTTCGTCGTGTTAGTCTTGAACTGTGCGCCACGCATTGTGTCAGACACAGACGAAATACGATCGATTGCTTTCAGCTTGTCATCTTTGTTGAAGACGATCTGCGCCTTTGCAAACGCAGGAATAGGATACTCAAGGATGTCACCGATCGATTGCCCTTCAGGAACCTTGACACCCATTGCAGTGTTGTCAGCAGTACTACGAATGTAGTTCTCTACTTCTGTGCGCGACACTTTGTTGACGTTGTAGATAGGTCCACGCTTCAGCGCTTCGATTGCACGACGTGACGCATCGTTGATTTCATTGATCGCATCTTGCTGATCGAGATAGTACGACACTTCACCTTTGGCCCATGCACCAACAGGAGCAGTGTGAAACTGCAAGAAGTGGAACGGGTAGAAGTTAGGCAGTCCGTACGGATCATCCCAGACCCAAATAGGAAACTGCCAGTTGTTATCCGCGTACATCTCTAGACGTCGTGTAGCTTTGTCCCATACAACCCAACACATTGTGCGTTCAGCTTCACGCATTGCATCTTTGGTGTTGTAGCCAAACTGCTGCGGACGGCGGTCGTCAGACAGTAACTTGAAGTTATTGATCTGGTCATCAACACTTTCGTCATTGCCTACGAGGATATGTGTCGGCTCATACACAGACTTCACTTGACCTGTGTCAGCATCCTTCATGCCGTACCGCGCATTGAGATAATTCGTGCGAATGTACATGCGCTTCATGATCCACATAGCGTCGCTCTTGTCAGGCGCACTTGCATCAGGATCAATGATTATGTCATGCGATGGTACAACCTGCACTGTAGGACCAGGAGGGTTAATAAACGACACTTGCTCTTCAAGTGCCATCAATTGCCCTTCGAGTTCCTTGATCTTCTTCATGTCCTTCGCTGTTGCAAGATCTTCGCCAATGCGCACGAGTTCTTGCTGCGCAGCTTCGTCAGCGTCGTTCTTCTTGTTGTAACCAACTTCAATAACTGCAAAATTAGTCAACTGCACATTGACAATTGACTGCGTAATCTTCGGCTTGATGTTGATGCCAGGAGCATACTTCATCGACGCAAGCACGTTGACCAACTGCTGTGAATACTCAGCAAGTTCGTCAGACGCTTCATTCATCTTGCCGAACGCAGTAAACGTAGCTTCAGGGTTCTTGCTGTACAACACAGGAACCATCGAGCACACATTTGCAAACACAATGTTCTCAGTCTCAGACCACTGCTGATTGCGCTGTTGTGCTACACCACTGTTGCCAGATGCATTGTGCCGTGCGCGACGATGGTTCATCTGATCCATGGTGAAGTAACGAATTGCTTCGTCCCACGCCTTGTGCAGATCAGCCATGCGCGACACGCCCTGATCCTTGCGACCCTTCCACAGAATGCCGCGCTTCTTGGATACAGGAACTTTCGAGTCCTTGAACACTCGATACGCCGGCGCAGCTTCTTCAGCCGCAGCGCTCGCAGTCTCTAGTTCATCAGGCTCAAGCGCAATATCAGACGATGTTTGCGCAATGACTTTGTCAACGATCTGCGGAATGCGTGCCATTATACCCTCGCGTAACGACCAAGCGACGTATTACCGCCGATGTAGTTGTCAGGTAACTCTTGTTCAGTCCATGCTCTAGATGTCTTCAGCCACTTGCGCTTCACGACAGGAGCCATGCCAGCAGGTGCAGGACGATCAGTGATAAGATAGCGTACCGTATCCATCGCGTGATTGTCTTTGTCGGAAGGAACATCTAGATGCTCGCCTGATTTATCTTTCAGCCAATGGTAGTTGCCGATTTCATCACCGAACCACTCAAGGTCACGATTGATGAACAAGGAAGGCGAACTACCATTGTTAGTGATAGGATGTGGCTGAAACTGTCGCAGTCGTAACAACTGTTGCACTTTGACAATACCGTTGCCGATGTCATTGTTACCACGCTGCATCATGATGTCAGCTTCTGCAAACAGATCTGCAACGCGTTCACCAACTACACCACCTTTGCCAGATGTGTGTCGATTAAACACCGCAGGATCAGCAAAGATCGATGTACCAGGACAGCCCCAGCGTTCACGGATTGCCTTAATGCGATCTGCACTTACATCATACGGCTGTTCACGCTTGTAGAAGCCATCGACGATGAAGATGCGGCCGAGTTTGTCAGTGAACGCAAGCATGTAGCACGATGGTTCGCTAAGACCGTGGTCATACGCCTCATACCACTGCGGCTCGAAGCCACTTGCGCGCGTGTCCCACAAGATCTGTTCGAGTTCAGACGCCTCTAGTCCATGTTCGAGATCATCAAACTCAGGATAGATAAGACCATCGTAACCGCCCCACTTACCTTCAACAAACCGCTCCTTCATCACACCATCGTAAGTGCTTTCGAGCGTTGCAAGATAGTCAGCAGGAATGTTCTCTGCGTTCTCGTACGTAGATCCATTGAAGATGTCGATCAACACTTCACCTGTTGACTTGTCGATCAGCAGATCAGGTGTAATCTTACCTGTGCGATTGTACAAGTCTAGCGGCTTAACAAGTCGGTGATACACCCAGTTGCGTGTCGGGTTCGCTGTAATACAAAACCACCGAGGACCGCTCGATGGCATTGTTGTATCAGCACCTGCGTACTCAGCAGAGCCGCGCAATCGACCAAGCAGATCGAGGAAGTCCTTGTGCGTTATCTCAGGATCTTCAATCTGGTCGACGCCAATGAAATCGAAGTTAGCAGACAGAAGATTGCTAGTGCTCGCTTCATTCTTCGTACCTTGCTGTGCGACGTAACGGAAGTTGATGACGGAGCCGTTGATTAGCTCTACCATGTTCTCTTTGCTGGTCAAGTTGCGTTTGATGTACGCTTGAGGACACCACTTGATGAACTCTTTGCGTAGCGTGTCGTTCAGCTTAGGATACGTAGAACGCGCAAGCAGCATATTACTGCCTGGGTAATCGCGAGCAACCATGATTGCTTTGATGCAAAGAGCGGTAGTCTTACCGTTAGCAAAGCCGCCTGCCATAAGTTGCACTTTAGCACGACTGCACTGAAATCCTTCAGCAGCCGTGCCGCGCAGCAGTCGGTATGAGCGTTGCTTAGCCATTAAAGGATTTCATTGCCCCATGAGACACCAGTAATTGCAGTGCTCGACAGAGACGCTAGAGAGATGCGATCTTCATCGGGCGTCAAGTGGAACACCATGAAGCCCATCGGCGGCACAACTGTACCAACAGACGATGATGCAGTTACAATGGTAGACGAGTTACCAATGTTGATCGACACACCGATTGTGGCAGACGCATTCGCAACGTAAACGCAGCGTGCGATGTTAGCTGTACCGACGTTGTTAGCGCCAGGACCAATGCCCGCAAGATCACTGACTGTCGCAACAGCCGGACGCAAGATCGTCTGTGCAGTTGTCGATGCAGTAACAATTGTCGCAGCACCTGTGCCGATAAGCGGTGAGAATGCCATGTTATTCTCCTGGTGTTATGTCAATGAGTTGATGATCAGGCTCTGTGCGCGTCTTCTCGATGATCTCGATGCGGAGTACTTGATCCATCATCATATTGTGCTGCACAACATCAGCAGGACGATGCCCAGCACGATCGAGTATGTCTTTAGATGCATGAAGTGAGATTGCAGCATTCTCAGACTGCGACAGTTCACCGATCTTGTGCGCTGCATCTATCGCGTACTGCGAGATAATACTTCGTACACTTCCCTGCTCACACTCTGCAACCGCCTTGACCATTGCATTCTGCATCTGCATGTATGCTTCGCTAGTGCGCAGATCAGCGACTTGACCACCGCGCAAACCTGTAGCTTCTGCAATCTGATCATCACCGAGTCCGAACATCGTGTACATGAGTACGACATTGATTGCATTCATCGTCTTCGGTGGTGCAGGTAGATCACCGATGAACTTGCGTTGCCGAACGAAGAATGGCTTATCTGTCAGATGTTCGTTGCGGGCGATCTTTGGCAGACGCTTAACAGGTGCAACAATCTCACCATCGATCGTGCCATCAGGACGAATGCGCGTGCCGTCGGCTAAGATGATTACGTTGTCGTCAACTGCTTCAGCGAGATTACTTTGCGACACGCTTCAACCTCTTCGCAAGTTCACCTTTGAGATCTTTGCCCTTAGATGCAGCGGGTTTCGGCTCTTCGGGCATGTTGTGCGCCTCAGTTGGCGGCTGCTTGCCTGGTTGATGCGGACCGTATGTATCTTGCGGCGCAGGTGGCATGTTCGCAGTTTCAGGTGCAGCAGCGCCACCTTGCACATTGCCCATTGGATCAGTTGCCATGCCGGTCTGTGCAGCAAACTTGTCGATCGCAGATGCAGGTGCAGGTGTTGCAGCTTCCTTGACCATCTTCAGCGCTTCAGGATCAGCACGAAGCTTTTCAGGAGTGTCAATGCCGGCCTTAAGCAACTTCGGTGCAATCACTGCTGTAGCTGCACCAGCAACACCAAGGATTGCAAGTTCCTTCAACAGATCATCTGTCTTGAAGCCATTAGACTTCGCAGGTGCAGCAGCTTGTGCAGGCTGTTGTGCAGTTGTTGCAGCAGTCGGTTGCGCAGGAGCAGCTTGAGCAGCAGGAGCTTGACGCATCGGTGCAGCAGCTTGCTTCGGCGGAGCGTCTGTGCGTTCCATCAATGTAGCAAGCAGCTCATCTTGGCTATTCTGCGTTACACCTTCATCCATTGACGGTTGCGCATTCGCCATGCGATCCATCATTGCATTGAGGTTATCTGCTGTCATAGGTGCGCCAGTAGCCTGCAACGCACGAGCAGCGCGCACATGCAGAGATTGATCAGACGATCCGTCAGTAGGTAACTGCATGATCAATTCTCCACATGCGGCATTGAGTGTGTAGGTGATTTGTTTGCAACAGAGCGCAGCATGACCTTATGCATATGACCAGCAGCATCAGTGAGTGTTGCGTACACTTCACCAGTGTTGGTGTCTTCTACAATAAGATCACACTGCGCATCTAATGCACGAAGCACCTCAGTACGAGATAGCAGTTCGCGCTGTTGCATTACCGACCAGCCTTGCCGCCACCGCCATTGCCAGATGCATCAGTAGCGTAGTTAGCAATTGTTGGCGTGTTGATCATACGCGTGATCATCGACTGCATGTATGTCAGATCAGCAGCAGTAGTAGCACGGTTGACAGCAGTAACTGTATCAACAGTGCGCAGCCCACCGAGTGCAGCAGACTGTGTCAAACCAGTCGGTGCAGAGATCTGTGCAAATGTCTCGGTAGCGGTCCCGCCGACAGACGCACCAAGCAGCGTGTAGATGATGCGCTTCGCAACACGTTCGTTCTGTCGTGCAAACACACGAGAGATACCACGTTCAACAGGTGACTCAACACCGAGCATGGAGTATGCACCAGGAGTCGTCCCCCAGAACAACGACCATGTACCAGAACCCATAGTGAATGATGCAACGGCCATTGTGATGACTCCTTATATACAGTGTATCTGTTGTACGTGAGATCGATGCGTTCGTCAATGAGGGAACGCGGTGTGGTGGAAGTGGTGAATTGGTGGAAGTGGTGCCTAATGGTGCATTGTGCTGTTAGTGTACTGCATGTGTCGTTGCAGTGCTGTTTTTAGCTGTACTCTCTGGCGATCCTCACGACCACCAACCGCCCACCCATTGTACTGACGTGTAGCATGTGTCACGACAACGTGTCAAGATACAATCGTTACAACTATATCATGATACGTATATAACTAGTCAATTATATATAGAACATCAGAGGAACATTGGACATATTTTCCACCAAACACAGTGATGCAGCAGTGTGTGCAATGTATGATTAGTGTGCTGCAATTGCGTGTTACGGAGTGCTTATACGGGGGCGTGAGCTTGCGAACGCCCTTTCCATCACTGCTAATGTTGACGATGGCAGTGTTGTTGTCATGCACTAACACTGCAACTACACTACATATACAACGTATTTGCAGCAGCGTAATTGCAGTTGATGTAACTTGTATAACATGTAATTACATATATAGCAGTTGCATTTATGTTAACTGCATATACAACAACTGCGATTATATATTGCAACTACATATACAACGTAGTAACAGCACAAAGACATGTCGCTAAAGCCTGTATATATGTTGTATGTAATATATGTAAGTAAGTTAAGGTGAACACGAATGATGTCGATGTTGTAACAGTGATATTTTTCTGTGTTGTAGTTGTAACTACACGCGGCCACATATCTATAATACCCCCTTTTGGGAAATCAACCGGGGGATACGGGGGGTTAAATCTACACACGCGAGTGCATATCAACTGCAATGCGCATGCAAGTGTCATACATCGTGTTGTAAAAACATGGCATGTAATTGCAGTTACGTATTTGTGCATGCATCTGCTGCGTATGAACATGCAACTGCGATGCAATAACACATAGACATGTCGCTTCGCCCCGCACTCGTATGACAATGCTGCGTTGTTGCTGCGAGCGCGCCGACACCAAGTGTTCAGCTACATCACCATCATGTACATGCACCTGCATATTCTTAGGCATAGATGCAATTACATGAGAGTGCAACTGATTGAACACAGTAGTATGTGATATAGTATGAGTGCGGTATATCTGTGTAGATAGTACCTATATAGCGTAATACACATTACATGCCACATGCATCGTAACATGTGTGATGGTGTATTTAAGTGAAAACTAAAATGCTCGCTCATGCGTGTTAGCAGCATGTCATGTACCTACACATGCAATTTGCGTTGCGTGCATTCAGCGCCCATTTAAACGCGATACAGATAGATACATGTTTTATGTGTAATCGAACATGCAATGAACATGTTGTGTACATAACTAGAACAGCTTGGTGGAAACAATGCATGCATAGTTGTGTAGCTTACGCATAAGTTGCATCATGTTGCGCAATATAATTGCCGTATCGTCCGCTCGCACGATATGTAATTACAAAACATGCACAAACAACGCAATGACATTACGCTGTGTTATGTGCTGTTATGTAGACGTGATTAGCGCAACACAACGCGCTAACACGAAGACACATGACATGCTTTCATGTTATGTTAATACCTAGATAGGAGGTGGGTGACATGGATAAAGAAGAGATGATGCGGCATTCTGACCAGCTAACGCTAAAAGCACGTTTGTTGCGCAGCGCAGCGACGCGCTTTGAGGAGCGTGGTTTTCGTAGATTAGCGGATGACTACTTGCGTCGCTCGATTGAGGCAGTAAAGCAGAGACAACGGCTTGATATCTGGATCAATCGTGCATGAAGCCCGAAACGCGCAACACAATGCGCGTCGCATGATTACGTCATGCCTGACGATGGGCAGTACCGCATCTATCCGATATGGAGTAACGAACATGACTTCTAACACTGGCGTTAACCTCGACACGCTCAAGCTCTCTGCCTTCGACGCCATCACAAAAGGCGAAGCGCAGTCATCCAGCGGCGTTCAGACCCTCGCTTACATCATCATGTACGCTGCTGAGACTGGCGTATGCGTCGATGCTCGCGGCTTCGATCTTGGCCGCTGGTACGAATGCAATCTGAACAAGGATACGCAGCTCGAAGACGACGCTTCCGGTTACAAAGCGTTGCAGTCCTACGTGTTGCCCACACCCGCGTTCGACAAGGGCGAGCGTAACACCGTCGATGGCGTTAACACG